CTACCTAACCAAGGGCGGCACCATCCTTGAGGGTGTGCAGCAAGAGCTTCGTATTGAAGCTGATCGCAACGTCCTCTCGAAGCAAGACGTTCTTTCTGTGGATTATCACAGCACCTATCACGTGATGGGAACTAAGTGGTCTGACGCTGGTGACAACCCCACCAACGCCAACCTGGCTACCGCTAACAAGTGGGCCGCCACTTATGACGTTGACTTGATCCCTATGGTTCAGTTGACCGTCAACTCTCCGTTGGATACCACAACCATCTGATCCTGATCAGAGCAAAGGCCCTACCATTAGGTGGGGCCACCTTATTATTGTCTTATGGCTGCCACGATCAACGCCACACTCAAGAGTGAGACAGCCAACAGCTATGTGACGTTGGCAGAGGCAGACGCGTATTTTGAAACCGTTCCAGAAAGCAGCACTTGGGACAACAAGACTGACGACGCCAAAAATCGTTCTTTAATCTCAGCAACACGCTGGATTGATACGTTGAATTTTTATGGTGATCGTTGCGATACGAGCCAAGCATTGAGCTGGCCACGCAACAATTATCACGTTGATCGCGTTGAGTTAACTTGCAGTGTCATCCCTGCAGACATTAAGTACGCTGCTTATGAACTGGCGCGTGCATTAGCAAATGACACGGACTCGATTACAGGGAATACCGGCGATAAGGGGTTATACGAAGAGGTCGAACTCGGAGACCTCAAGGTCAAGTACAACACTGCTAGCCAAGCTACTGGAACTGTCAATAACGTATTCGACATTTACCCTTGGCTGCAGTCTTATCTTGGTGCTTATTGCCTTGGAGGTTCTGGCTCTTATCAAGTTCGTATGGTGAGGGGTTGAGATGTCACTTGTAGACAGCACTTTTAAGTCAATCCCAAAAGATCTATTGGACGATTGGGGTCAAGACATCACGCTTGTCAAAACAACAACGCCACGCACCTACGATCCATCAACAGGTGCTGTGACTGGTGCGGACACGTCTGTTGTGCTGAAAGGTTTGATTTCTAATGTTTCAGCGAGAGAAAGCGAAGGGCTTTATCAAACAACTGACATCAAGGTGATTATTGGCAGTGACGAGTTGAACTCCTACTATCCGACTGAAGCTGACCGCATTCAGTATTTACAGGCTGGTGTGACAAGAGAAGCGAAGATTTTAAATGTGTTGAGTTTTCGGGGTGAAGATCCTTTGCTTCACACGATTATTGCGAGGCCGCAATGATTTTTAAGAGAACTAAGGATTTATTTCAACGATTAGATCAAGACGTGTCTTCATTGGCATTGCTTAGCACTATTAAGGCTGCTGAGCGCGTTGTAAAAGAGTTGCAACAGGAAGGCCCAAGTTGGACTGGACGATTTTCCAACTCTTGGCAAATAGTTGGGCCTCAAGGGCAACAGGTTAAGGGTGATGGAGGCCCTGGCGAACCCCGTGCTGTGAAATTCATGAACGCTCCATTCACGGGACAACAGGCAGCAAGAGTGTTATTTCGCACGACAACTACAACAAATAAAGTCGTATTTACGATTTCTAATTATTCAAGATGGGCAGGGTATGCAACCGACTTGGTGGATGGCAGATTTTACCGTCCAACCGAGGAACCTCAAACGCAACTTGGCCTTGGCAAGTGGGAACTGTCTGGTCAGCGCCGTCCCGGATCTTTACATCGTCGGTATGAAATAAACGGAGGTGGTAGCGGAGATGCCTCAAGAACGGCGCAAGAGGACTGGTTCTCAAATTATGTAACTAGCGGAAAATTAGATAAATCTGTCAGTATTGAAGTAAATAACATGCTTCGCAGATCATGAGATACCAAGCTGTTCGGGCTGCAGTCGAATCGCCACTCCAAACAGCGTTTGGGGCATTAAGCCCTGCAGTACCTGTTTTCTTCGACAACATCACTGCCGCCCCAGAAAATTCAACAACCGAATATATCAAAGTATCTTTAAGCTTTGGATTAACCACAGAGCAAGGATTAACCGCTAATCTTGACAGAATTAGAGGCTCTATTGTCGTTCGTGTTTACACCGAGAAAGGCAAAGGCCCCGCAAGAAATCAAACGTTGGTAGACACAGCAGTAACAACACTGCTTACTTTAAGCGCGTCAACTAGGGCAGCTACAGGTATTTATCTTCGTCCCGGAGTAGTTAATGGGCCTACTTTTTCGACAACTGAACAATCTCCCCACATGATGGGACGCATTGACGCAGGGTTTATTGCTGAAGATCACGGTTAGATGTTTCGCGGACAACACGCTAAGCTGTATGAGTCCGGGTTTCGCCCGTAAGTCCACCATTCTCAGTACCACGAATGGCTACCGTCCTTTCGGGCACCTCTGGAGCCCTTTATTACAAGCCTGCTGGCACGTCTGGAACCTTTAAGGCTGCAGATGTCACCAACGCCAGCAATTCGATTAACGTTGGAACGTTTCTAAACTTCAAAGTAAACGACAAAGTCTCGTTTACTGCTGGCGGGGGCACTCTTCCCGGTGGCTTGGCTGAAGGAACTCCTGTTTTCGTTCTGACCTATACAGCTTCTACTGGAGCGACCACATTTGCCGCTACTGCAGGCGGTAGTGAGCTTGCTTTGGCCGATGACGGGACTGACGGCACCAGTCCTTTTGGTATTGATTACACCGAGTTCCAATCAGTTGCGAATGTTCGCTCCTGGAGCTTTGAGGTAACTCGCGAGGAGATCGATGTAACAACGATCGGCAGCACGCTGGGTCAAGCCGCACCATTCCGAACCTTTATTTCTGGTTTTGCGGATGGCACAGGTTCAGCTGAGGTTTACTTCACTGATGATGACACCGGAATTTCAGCTCGTTTGATTGAAGATGTTACGCAGCGCAACCAAGCTGGTGCAACCTTCAAGCTGTATATGGATGCAGTTGTTTCAGCTGGCACGCCAAACGATGCGGCAAGCCGTTCCATTTCGGTTGAGGCAGTGCTGACCTCTGCAAGTTATGCCGTTACTCCTGACGACGCGCAGGCAGTATCAATCAGTTTCCGTCCAACGGCAGCTCCTACATTCGACTTTGCTAAGAGCTAGTAGTCGATTGACAATAAATAGGCCCCTGACATTGTTAGGGGCTTTTTTAGTGCTAGTGTAGTAACACAATTAGTTGTAACTCATGGCATTACGCGCCATTGACCGCCTCAAGAAAGCTGCAAATTTAGAAGCAACAAAAAGAGTCGTTACTCTTTCGGACGATAGTAAGTTTGAAATGTGGGTTACTCCCTTAACGATGGCAGAACGTGAGCGTGCCCAAAAGCGTGCTGGATCGGATGACGCCAATGCCTTTGCTTTACAGCTTTTAATTACGAAAGCTAAAGACGAAGTGGGAAAATCTTTATTTCTGGCTGGCGAAGTTGACGTTCTTAAGAACGAAGTAAAAGACAAGGATTTGCAAGCCTTGATGCTGGCTATTTTGACTGAAGACGAAGAAGAAGAGGTGATCGACCCAAAATCCTAGGAGCCGAGCTTCGGAAGGACAACTGGCTCATGTTGCAGTTTGGCATTGCCAAAGAACTTGGCATGAGCTTATCGGAGCTACGGTCAACGATGACTGCAGAAGAGGTTTTGGGTTGGAGTGCATATTTTCAAATTATCAATGAGGACCAAGAAGCGGAGATGCGAAAGGCTCGTCGTCGAAGGTAGACTGCGATAAGTTTGCGCGGGGTGCTGTGGCTTATCAGAGCGAGATCGAGCTACGCGTAAAAGTTTTAGACAAAGAGCTTAGGGATTTAGAACAGCGCGTCAAAAAAGTCCAAAACCCTTTTGATGTATCAGGCAAGCGAAGACCGACAGCTGCGAGAGCTGCGGCTGTCCGCGCTCAAAGGCAAGAAGCCGACCTTATCAGGCGAAGTATTGAAGACCTGGATCGTTTGCGCGAAACAAAAGCGCAGAAAACCCAGCAAACAAATTTAAAACGTGTTCGTTATCTTCGCGATCAACGAATACAGGCAGCGCGTGATGTTGCAAAAGCAGAGAAAAAATTTGCTGCTGAAACAAGGAAGGCAGAAACGGCTTCCGCAGCACGTCGCCGTGCTGGCAGGCAAAAATTTACTGATGTTGCCACAGGATTTGGTTTTCCGTTGTTATTCGGCGGTGGTCCAATCCAGGCATTGGCAGGTGGTATTGGCGGAGCGGCAGCCGGCCTAGGCGGATCAATTGCTGCTAGCGCAATTACTGCACAGGTCGAAGCATTCGCGAAAGAAGCGGCAAAGGTTGGCCAAGCCTTGAACTCAACTAGCGGTGCGCTTGAGTTAGTGCGTGAGAAGTCACTATTCAGTAGTGAAGCAGTAAAAGAAAGAGCACTTCAGCTTGAAGAGCAAGGCAGAGTCGAAGAATTAGCGGCGTTGTTGACAGGTGAGTTGACTCAAGTAATTGGCAACGAAGGGGTCCGTTCATTGCAAGAGCTGGGTAAAACTACAAGCGAGACAACAAAACTGTGGAATGAGCTGACAACGCAGCTGTTTGCGTTGGTTTCAGGGCCTTTGGACATGTTCTTGAAGGCCGTAAATGATTTATTGGGGCGGTTAACGCAGGGCGGAAAATTCAGTGCATTCTTGGGGGACCTTGAGCCTGAACAGCGTTCTGCCGCTGAGGCAAGGGTTAAGGAGCTGCAGGGCAGGGTTGGGACTGGGAGAAGTGCAGCGCAAGGCGAAAGAATGACACTTCAGGCGGCTCAAGCGCAAGTTTTAGAAGAGATGGGAGGCTTGCGGCCCGCTGGCGCTTCCATCCCTGTCACAAAACAAGACCGAAGAGATTTTTCAGTTAGCGGCGGACGTGCCAAGAAAGAAAGAGAAAGCAGGCTGCCGCAGCTGCAGATTGAGATTGGCCTTCAGGAACGTTTGCTTGACCTAAATAATAAGATTGCAGAAGCAAAGCGTGCTGGTAATGAAGGAGCAGCAGCTGTTCTTGAAGTTGAGAAAATCTTTGAAAAAACAGCAGCAAATATAAATGAAATTAAGCTTGAAGGACTCAGGAAAGACGAAGAGGCTGCAAAAATTAGGTCCGAAGAATTAAAAGGTTTGCAGCAGGTTGAAAATGTTAATAACAGAATGAGGGGTTTAGAGGCTCAAAAGGCAGAAAGTGCAGCGAATAATATACGAAGACTAGAAAATACGCTTGAGCTTAGTCAGGCTGTGACCCGTGTAGAAAGAGAGCGTTTAGAGATTGAACAAGAATTAGCAAAGTTAAGCGACCAAGGGATGAAAGGCCCACAGTTGGCGCAGGCAAAAAGCCTCCTGGAACAGATAAATGAAGAGAATGCTCCTCTTAATTCATTTATTAAAAAGTCAATGGATAGTTTGACTGACTTAGAGACTCGTGCGGTACAAGTTTCTCAAGGTATTGGGAACGCAATTGGGGGTTCATTATCCAGCGGCATTTCAAGTCTTATTGAAGGGAGCGCAACTGTTAAAGAAGTGTTTGCCGACATGCTCAAGAGTATTGGCCAAACGCTGGTCCAAGAAGGGACGAGGATGATTGCTACTTATATTGCGATCGGTATTGCGAAGGCATTTGCCGGAATAGGTGGTGGCAGGGCTCCAACTAATGTCCCGCAGATGACGCAAAACTCAATTGTTACTCCTACAGGGTTCTCGGGACAGTTTGCGGGAATGGCTGCAAACGGCGGTCCCGTGGAAGGCGGTCGGCCTTATCTAGTCGGAGAGCGCGGCCCAGAGCTATTCGTTCCAGGGCAATCAGGCGGTGTAATGCGTAATGAGGACATGCGCTCTCTTATGGGTCGTTCTCCTGCTTCAGGAGGCGCACCATCTATGAACTTCAGCTTTGAGACAACCAGTATTGGTGGAACGGAATACGTCAGCCGTGAGCAGCTTGAATCTGCAATGGCAGTGACCCGTAAGCAAGCATCTAATGACGGAGCAAAACGAGGTATGAATATGACCCTAGATAGGATGCAGAATAGCCCTAGAACTAGAACCCGGATTGGTCTTCGCTGATGGCTAGTGCTTTTCCACAGATGAAACCGTCAGCGAGAAGCATGACGATGGGCGACTTGCCCAGCAAGGTCTATAGGGCAATGTCTGGTGCGACAGTCCGTCGCGCTTTTGGCAACAAGAAGACGGAGTACATCTTGAAGCTACAGTTCCAAAATATTGGCGATGACACTCAAGTGCGTACAGGTTCTGGCACGGTCAACCAGATCTTGAGTCACTATGATTCTGCTGACGGAACTTTTGATAAATTTACTTTGCCAAGCAGTATCTTTGCCGGGATGGGATCAAGCTCTTTGAATTACTTTAAAGGAGCAGACGTAAGCTGGCGCTACGCCAAGCCCCCTGAGATTAAAAGCGTTAAAACAGGGCTTAGCAACGTTTCAGTTGAACTTATTGGGGAGATTGACGCCTAATGTCTGTAAATCAAATCAGGATTTGCCAACTCTTAAAGCTTGAAACAAGTGACGGCAAATTATATTATTATCAAAATTATTTTGTAGGGCAAACAAAATCATTTAGCGGCCAAGGCTACGATTTTGTGCCTTTTGAAATTGAAGGCGGTGTTTCCAGCCTTAATGCAGACAACCAGCAGAT